TTTATTTTGTTTGTTTTTCTTGTTTTTGATTTTATTTGGCATATTTAATAATTAGTTTTTCACTTCCCACTACCAAAAAGTGATTAGAAAGGAGTATAAGCGGTAGTGCAAACTTCTCTCTAGTATATACAAGAACGCAGTTTTAAACGCTAACTGCAAACGAATCCATTTTATTCTCGAGTATAGTCTCGACACCTGACGCAAATGAATGATCATTCAGGAGGGCCATTTTCTTGTAACAATCTACCGAATCTTTGAAATTCAGGATGATTGCGAAAACAGTTCTTGAAATTGATCATCTTTTCTTCCCACTTGGACTTATCGGCCATCGCATTAACGAAAAACTTTTCGATTTCGTCTTGATAAGACGCTCCATCTCGAAAGGTCGTGGAACAGAAGGAAAATTCATCATGTTGTACTTGATCATCAGTAATAATGGCTCCTAAATGTCTATACATTTCTTTCGGAGCTTCAGAATCAGTTAAATTATCGTCTCCAGCACTCTTCAAAAAGAGATGCCAAGGCTTCCAGTTCTTATCTGGAGCTTTTAACTTGGTTCTAATACTAAACAACATATCTTCGTCTTCACGGTGTTTTCTCGTAGCTTTAGCACACAACCACACACGGTGCACTTCAAAACCCATAAAACTACGAGAAAAGGAATTGGCGGAAAAGGTGTCAAACTTACCGGATTTAACATTTCCTGGATCGGAAACGACTAAATCACCTTCTTGAGTTTGAATCACGGTAAAACAACGACAATAGAAAACACCCAACAACGCATATAGTTGCTTACATTCATGGTATGACCCATCTTTTGCGACTAAACCCAACGTCCAAGCCATCTTTTGAAAGACAGCAAAATGGTAATAAGCTCTAATAAAGTATTCAAAACCTTGAACATCATTGGATTTTAATCCATGTTTCTTGGCATGAGCTTTAAAAAGAACAAACAACGCTTGGGTTTCTTCTGGAGTGTTTAAATCTAATTCTGTGGCGGTAGGGATGTCTTTTTGTTTTTGCTCATCTT